TGCCCCACGACGGCGAGTGGGAGGTCACCGCCACGCTCGGCACCGGCGTGGCCACGGAGACAATGCAGGCGGAGTATTGCCGCACCAAGACCCTTACCCTGACCTACTACACCCTGACCGTCACGGTTAAGGCGGGCAGCACCGTCACCGCCCAGTGCGGGGACAAGACCGTCTCCGGCACGGTGCCGGAGAGCGGCAGCATCAAGCTGTATCTGCCCATCGCTGGCACGTGGACGGTAACGGCCACGTTGGGCGACGAGACCGCCGAGGGCAGCTTGGAGGTGAGCGAGTACAAGGACTATCCCCTTGAACTTGCATACACCCACATCTACGGCGCAAGCTGGGACGGCACCAGCACCACCAAGTGGAGCCGCACCGACGAGGCGGCAGACTTTACCGATCCTGTGCCGTATGTCGCGGGCGCAAGCAGCTATGGCAGTCCCTTTGACAACTTACAGCCCTGGGCGGGCATGGTAAAGAGCGAGCGCACCGGCGGCACGATGGTCAGCATCCCGAAATTTTGGTACAAGCTGACCCAAAACGGCAGGGGCATGAGCATTCAGATCGCCGACCGCGCGGTGGAGGGCTACAGCGTCAGCCCCGCCCACATGGACAGAGGCGACGGTCACGGTGAGCGGGACGTGGTGTACATCGGCAGATACCACTGCAACAGCACCTATAAGAGCGGCACCGGCAGCCCCAGGGCGAACATGACCCGCTCTTCGGCCCGCTCCGGCATCCACAATCTCGGCTCAACCATCTGGCAGTGCGATTTTGCTATGAGGTTTACGCTCTGGCTGCTCTATATCGTCGAATTTTGCGACTGGAACAGTCAGGCGAAAATCGGCTATGGATGCGGCAACAACAGCTCTCCGCAGCCGATGGGCTACACCGACAGTATGCCGTACCACACCGGTACGACCCAGAGCAGCCGCACAACCTATGGCTGCGGGACGCAGTACCGCAACATCGAGGGCCTGTGGGATAACGTGTTGGACTGGTGCGATGGCTGCTACAACAACGGCAACGGCCTGAACATCATCCTGAATCCCTCCGAGTTCAGCGACAGCAGCAATGGCACGGCGGTCGGCGTTCCGTCCAATGGCTGGCCGTCCGCATTTAGGGTCAAGACAAACGGCGGCTTCCCGGTGTTTATCCCCACATCCGCGTCCGGTAGTGACACAACGTACTCGTGCGATTACTGGGGCTTCAGCTCGTCGTACCCGTGCCTCTACGTTGGTGGTGACTGTAGCCACTACTCCGGCTATGGTTTGTTCTGCGTCGGCTACGGCACCGCGTCGGGCTATGATGACGGGTACGTCGGCTGCCGCCTCCAGGAACTCCCAAATGATTGAGTACACATTATATAAAGAAAGGAGAGCCTGACATGGAGTATGTATTTGGCACAAAGGGCGGCGCTGAAGTTCTCAAGACCGTCGGCGACGCTCACACCGGTCTGACCGGCTACCACCAGCTTGAGCGGGAGTATCCCGACCAGACCATCACCGACAGTTTCCGGGTCATCCGCAAGCTGCGCAGCGCGGAGGACGCGGAGGGGCGCTGCTATGACTGGTACGAGATCGACCGCCACTACCGGATGACCGACAAGACCGGACCCGTGGCGGAGCAGCTGGCAAAGACTGCCGCAGAGATGGAGGACGCCCTGTGTGAGCAGGACATGGAATCACAGGAGCGGCTGGCGACTATCGAGGACTCGCTGTGCGAGCTGGACGCCGCCGTCAACAAGTAAGGAGGATTTCAAAATGGACAAGATCTGGGCAAACAGGTTGGTCGCCGGCACAAAAACATGGGCAGAGATGCCTGCAAGCCGCCGCCCCGGGGTCAAGCGGGAGCTGGCAAAGCGAATAGCCAACGGCGAGATCAGTGAAGAACAGTATAAGGAGATCACGGGGGAGGACTACTACAATGGATAAACTGCTGGAGCTGCTGGAAAAGCTGGTGCGGGCTCTCTTTGGCCCGGGGGACAAGCAGGATGCCGGGGAGGTAAAGCCCGCACCGGAACCTCACGAACCCCCCGGGGCAGAGGCTGTGACCGGCTGGCAGGGCGGGCCACCCTATCGCTTTGTGGATGTGAGCCGGTATCAGGGCCTTATCGACTGGGCGCAGGTGGCGGCGGCGGGCTACAAGGGGGCAATGCTCAAGACCGTGAGCACCAACCGCAAGCTCTCCAAGCGGGCAGACGGCCTGTACATCGACCCGACCTTTGAGACCAACTACCGCAACGCCCGGGCTGCCGGGCTGGATGTGGGCATCTACTACTACACCTACGCCACCAGCGAGGCTATGGCCGATGCAGAGCTTGCCCTTCTGCGGCAGGCGGTGTACGGCAAGGAGCTGACCATGCCTGTGGCGGTGGACGTGGAGGACAACCGTCTGGGCAATCTGGACAAGCAGAGCCTGACTGACCTGACCGCCTATGCTCTGCATGAGGTAGAGCAGATGGGCTTTTACGCCCAGCTGTACACCTACACCAGCTTTGCAAAGGCACATCTCTATGTGGGCGGCGCGGCCCTGCGCCCTTATGACGTCTGGCTGGCCGACTACACCGGCAAAACGCCCAACGTGACGTTTAACTACAACGCTCACCAGCACACCAGCAAGGGCGCTGTGCCGGGCATCTCCGGCGACGTAGACCTCAACGTGACCACCATCAACTACCCCAAAATCATCCGCAAGAAGGGCCTGACCCGTCTCCGGGAGGGCGCATGAGCGAAAAAGAAGCTTTGCTGTGGGTACTGGGCATCCTGGGCAGCCTGTGCGCTGCAGCCATCACCATCGACAAGGTGCTGGAAATTATCCACAAGTACATCAAAAAGGCGCAGGAGCCGGACAACGTGCAGAACAAGCGGCTGGATGAGATGGACAAGCGCATCGGTACCTTGGAGCAGGGCCAGCTTCAGCACACGCAGGCCCTCGCCCGTGACTTGCGCCGCTTTGAAGAAATCGACGAGGTGAGCCGTCTGACCCTCGACGGGGTGCGCAATCTGCTGGACGCGCAGCTGTCCGGCAACAACCGCGAGGGGATGCAGAAGAGCCGCGCCGACATCGACAACTATCTGTTAAAAGGAGTGACCAATCATGGAAGCACTGGCAACTAAGCTTTTTGACCTTATCCCTGCCCCGGTGGCGGCTGTGCTGATGCTGGGCGGCTTTATTTTCTACGCCCTTGGCTGCATACGCCTTGGCTACGGTGCCGCGGTAAAGCCTCTGGTGCTTGACCTCATCGAGCGGGCCGAGCAGGAGATTCAGGGTACCAAGCGGGGCGCAGAGCGCAAGGCGTGGGTCGTCAAGATGCTCCGGGCCGCCCTGAGTACCAGCAAATACGGCAGGCTCATCAGCTGGGCCATCACTGATGAGACCATCGGTGCCGTGATTCAATTTTTCTTTGACCGGGCAAAGGCGGCGCTGCAAAAGCAGTAAGGAGGTTATTATGGCAAGCACTACATACAAGCATTTTGTTGACGCCAACAAAATGTATGCCGCACAAGAGCAATTTCGTGACATCACGAAAATGGTCTGCGCACGTCTTCGCGGCCTCACAAAAACATACCATTTTGCCGTCATTGGCACTATGGTGCGCAACGCCGGACAGCTTCCGCAGCCCTTCTGGCTCGGTGCTGCCTATGGCGGCGGCTCGTGTAGTGCTGCCCGCTGCGCTGCAAGGGCTTGACCGACAGCAGATGACCGCCGCAATCAAAAACGCACCGCTTGGGAGGGTAGACCGAAAGATAGCCTTACTGCGGTACGTTGAGCGGCTTCCGCTGCCGGACATTGCAGCACAGACCCATTACAGCCGGACGGCGATAGGCTACCGGCTGAAAGGCATTGATAAAATACTTAGATAAGGCTTGGATAAGCAAATCCCCCGGTGTTCCGTTTGGAGCATCGGGGGATTTTTTGTTTACTTGAGATATTCCCGCAGCGCCTGCAGGATAAGCTCATTTCGGTTGCACTGCTCTGCATCTATCCGAGCTGCCATCTTTTCGGCGAGCGGACCCGGGATGTAGACCGTAGCCTGCACATCCTTTGTGTCCTCACTTCCGGTGCCAAAGATGGCGTCGCGCTGCTCCTCGCCAAGGTGCTCGAGCACCCAGATTCGCGCGACCTCTTCGGAGAGCGGCACGATCTGCTCGCCGGGGGCCGTCCATCCGTCGCCGCGGCGGACGGCGTACACAGTGGCCGCGTTGCCGGTGCCGTGGATAAACCACTTGCCTGCCTTGGTGCGGTAAAGCGTCTCCTCGCAGTGGGTAAGGCCGGTGTAGTCCTGATCGGACTCCCAGTGGGCGATCTTTTTCGCGGTATCGGTGTCGTAACGAGAGCCGTTGATTATTTTGCGCATGGTATCCTCCGTGTTATCAAAGTTATCGTCGTCTGCGGTTTTGGGCGTGGGAAGCCCGGCCAGCTGCCACCCTTTATAGCTCGATGTCGGGCGTGATCTTAACCGAGTACCCCGGATAGATGTGGCAATCGCCCTAAATCCTTCCGCGATCCTTTTTGCGGCGACGTCCTCCGGGACGTCCTCGTCAAAAAACAGCAGATGATTTTTACGCGCCCAGTCCAGCAGATTGACCGCCTTGTGGGTGTTGCCGTCCGGGTCGATCAGTTGCCAGACAAGAGCCTCACGATTTTGCGGCCCTTTTTGACCTGCGGGCAACTCTAGAGCCGCCGAAGTGCCTATGGATTGCAATGTCTGCATACGTGCCTGGATCTCCGGGTCTGCTGCCCGGCGGGCCTTTGCCTCATCCGACCATGCAGCGTTGTTGATATGACCATTTTTTACCCGTAGGGCAGCGCTGCATTTTTTTGAGCAGCATTGCTGGTTTACGTCACTGGGAGAGGCATAAAAAGGCTTGCCGCAGATAGCGCAGATCTTTTTTAGTGATTTGCCTTTATGGTCGGCAGGCGCCT